ATTTTATTTCATTATTCCATATAAAGTTATTTTACATGAAATAATGAAAATAGTAAATTCCTAATAAAAAATGATTTAATTTGTTTCACCTAAATGTATTTAAATAGAACTACTTACTATTAATAATACACTTTGTTTATTTCATTATGTCCGAAACTACGATACCTAATTATCCAATTTTATACAAAGATAAAAACGGCAGGATTTACCAATGGTCGATTGAAATTAAAAAAATAAAAGATGATATTTACCAGTTAATCTATGCTCACGGGCAAAAAGATGGTAAGATTACTCCTCATTATTTAGATATATCTAAAGGAAAACAAAAACGTAATGTTCTTGAACAAGCAATTATGGAAGCTAATAAACGGTGGAATGATAAAAAAGAGAAAGAATTATACGATTCAAATGATGATACAATATCTGATTCATCTGAAAAATCTTCTAAAAAAGAAGCAAAGGAGAAAACAATTATTGTACGTCCAATGTTAGCAAAAACATTTGATCCTACATTATATGATAAAAATTCCCGTGCTTTTAAGATATCATTTGATCCATATGCTTATGTCCAACGTAAATTGGATGGCATTCGGTGCATATCCTATTTAAATGACAAAAAAGAGGTTGTACTTGAATCTCGAACAGGATCAAAGTTTGAAAACTTTGATTTATTACGATCACAACTGAAACCCATGTTAGAAACATTAGGTAAAAATATTTATTTAGATGGTGAATTATATACCAATAAGATTCCGTTTCAGGAAATTTCTGGATTTGTTCGAAAATCTAAAGAACATGCTACACACGAAAATATTGAGAAGATCAATGTGATTGAATATCATATTTATGATATATTAACACTCAATAATCCTGATTTAACATTTGAGGAACGTATGAAGAAATTAACTCTACTAGAAAAAAAATATTCTACACCGATTGTTAAATTTGTGGATTCAATCAAAGTCAAAGATCACAATGATGTACAAACATTACATGATCAATTTGTTAAAGAAGGATTTGAAGGATTAATGGTAAGAGATCGATCTGGTCCCTACGAAATTAATAAACGTTCAAAATATCTCCAAAAGTTCAAGTGTTTTGATGAAGCTGAATTCGAAATCACCGGTTATCATGCAGAATTAATTGATGATGGAAGTAAAAATCAAGGTAAAAAAATGGTTGTTTGGGAATGTATTACCAAGGATAAAATTCCATTCAGTGCGCGTCCCAGTGCTACAAATGAAGATCGTATGAAATTATACCAAGATTCTGAAAAATATCTTGGTAAAAAACTAACTGTTAAATATTTTGGATTTAGCGAGGAAGGTATTCCTCGATTCCCAGTTGGAAAAGATATTCGCGAAGATTATTAAACATCATCTAATTTAGAATATCGTTATTTATAATTTATTATAAAAATAATATATATTTTATTATTATTTTTTTACTATTTTTATTACAATTTATTTTTATTATAATGAATCATTATCATCATCATCATCATCATCATCTCGAAATAATATTTTTGTTAATAAATTGAGAAAAAAAACAAACATATTTGGCATTTCATGTTTATTATTTACTTGATTTTCATTTATTGTGCGATTTTTCCATTCCAATTTCATTAATTCTTTAAATTCAACGAAATCCATATCCGTATCGGGTTCATATTGTTGAATTTTTCCATGAGAATCTACATAATCAAAATAATCATAATGTACTGAATTTTCAGTACCATAAGAATAGCATTGTATAGTAATACAAGGATCTTCATTTGTTTCTAGATTTTTTAATTGATGAATTTGATTCAATGTTGGACTAATCCATGTTACATCATCTTCATAAAAATCAGCATCTCCAAATGGTTCAATTGTCGGATTATTACCATTTAAGAAAGGGTATAAAGAAACATGAATGGATCCATGTAATACGCGAATAATGGCATCGCAATCAGCATGACTATGAACAGGGCTAAAGTGCCCCACAGGCCAAATTTCCATTACATAGGGTATTCCAGGAGATTCTCCATTATTTTCACCTAAAGTGATACGTAAATATGTTTCTTTACTATTTGGTTTTAATTTATTAAATTCGTCACTTTTTTTAATTAATTGTTTATGACACCACATTCCCGGTGTTTGGATACTATACTTGATTGCTTCAGTAAAATCAGGAAAATCATCATCATCTAAAACAAAATTTCTACCTGAAATAGAATTATATAAAATTTGTGATGTAGATGATAAATGAGATGATGGTAAGTAAATATTTTGTGCTACGTCATCCATAGTTAATTCATCTTTATCTTTGACATATAATGAAATATATTGATTAATCGGATCACGTAATAATCTACGTGGAAGTATATCTGAATTTATCAACTTAATTTGTGTCAAACTTTCTAGAAATAATTTATTTTCTTCCCATTGTTCGGGATGATCTTTGTCATATTCAAAAAAATATTGATATATAGCAGTATCAATACGTGCTTCTCCAATACCTGCGCAAAATCTTTGGTTTTGACTATCTAAACTAAACCAATAATATGCACCATTTAATGTAATTAGGCCTTTGTTATTTTTATCATCTTGAAACTCTTTTTGGTTGGATATTTGTTTCACAGTTACAGAACCATTGTTAAAAGCCACTTCTAAACCATCATTTTCTGATGAATTTAAAATTTGAAATGTACATGGTTCTTGATCGTATTTTAAAAAATCGAATAAAAAAACAGTTTGCCCATGAATTAATAAATTGATCTTTTCATTATCTTGAAAATTTGTATTTTTTAAATTAAAAGCTCTTGGGATGGATGTAAATTTATTCATTGAAATAGTTGATACTGTTTCCATGATTAATTAAATTATAATAATTATTATTATTTTTCCTTTAAATTGAAAAATAATAGTTATACATAAATTACATAAATAAATGATATAAATTATATAATCAGAAAAAAATATCATCTTAATATATAGAAATAAATAGAATGGATATTTATTTTATTTTTGGTATAATTATTTTCATTGTTATGATCCTTCTTTTATGTGGAAATTATAAAATTATATTACTTCAAACTGAAAAATTTTCGAATAAATTTACCAATGATAGAAACTGTAATTGTAGTCAAAAAAATATTGAGGAATGTAATACTTATGGAAAATCATGTGTTTGCGATTATTTCCAGAAAAATAGCCACTTTTGCCAAGATGCTTATTAACATTAATAACCATCATTTTCAATTTTCATATTATTATTTTCTTCATTAAGATGATGAAATATTTCAAGAGCTTCTTCTTTTCGCTTATCAAATATATCGCTTATACAACCATTTACACTATTTTTTATATTTTTATCATTGATGAATTCTTTATATTTACTTTCAATGATATTACATTGATTCTCGATATCAATGGGTATTTTTGAATGTTGAATGACTTCATCTTTAATTTTATTTAATTCATCGTGTAATTTTTTCATTGATAAATTAACAATTTCATCTTTTTCCATATTTTTATAATTATTATCTGAATCATAAACATATCCCATATTTGAGTTTTTATCTAAAATAACATTTAAATTATTCTTATTTTCGAGAATTTGTTTTAATAATTCAGTATATTTATTATCAGTAAGAAGCAATAATTGCTTCAAATACATATCAATATGCTTGGTATCCCATTCTTGATCAAATGAGATGGGCATTTTAGGAAGATTGATAATATAAATATTATTATTAATCGTATTATAAGTATTATGTTGATTTTCAATAATGGTATTATTTTGTTCTAAGTTTTCGGAAATTCCATTCATCTTCGCTGATTCGTAGGATAATTGTACATGAACATCATTATCATTATTAGGAGACATAATGTCTTCTTTTTGATCACATGATTGTAATAATTCTTGATTTTCTATAAATATATTATCTTCTTTTTTTTCATCATTTTTGATTATATTTTCCTTAATTTGACTATCATTATCGTCTTTAGTAATATCTTTATTATCAGATAATTTTAAAGAGTCTATTTCTTTTTCAGAAGATGATATATTACTATCTTTTCCTTTTTTTTTACAATAAAATTTTATATGTTTTTGTAAAAAACTATTACTACTATAATTTTTATTACAATAAGTACATTTATTTTTTGATACTTCTTTATCATTTTTACGCATAGTGGATATTAAAAAAATCTCATCATCGCTATATTTTAATGATTCTAGACGTTTGATACATTGTTTCTTTTTATTTAAATGAACAATCATGTTGCTTTTTTTATTTGTAGTATGACCACATCGTGCACATTCAAAAATATTTTCCATAGTAAAAAGAGTCTTTTTATACTATATTTATATAAAAATTTGTCTTTAAATCAAAGTCGTAATATAGCTTTTTTTTATTTTAAACATATTTTATACCAATAAATATATCTTTTTATTCAAAAAAACATTACCAATAACGTTCAAAAACGTAATTTAGCTCGTAATTTAGCTCGTAATTTAGCTTTTTTTTTCATAAAAAAAAAAATGCATTTTATATGTTTTATTTTTAAAAATGCAAAAATAAAAAAAAGTAGTTTTGCATTTTCATTTTTAAAATATTAAAATGAGTGTTTTTTTTTTAAAGCTAAATTGCGAGCTAAATTGCGAGCTAAATTGCGAGCTAAATTACGACTTATACCATAAACGATAATTTTATTTATAAAAAATATTAAATTATATGTTAAATTATTGTATTAAAAATATTTTTTTGAAAACTAAAAAAAGAGCTAAATTACGACCTAATCCAAAAAAAGAGCTAAATTACGACCCAAAAAATCAAAAATGAAAAAACTTTGATGAGTTTTTTGACCCAATAGTGTATCATGTTTTTTTTTGAAAAAAATTCAGCCAAAACATGAAACGCAAATACGTTTTTCAGATGAAAGACAAAATATGATACATTATCTACTTTTTTCTGAAAAAAGCGCGCAAAAAATTTCATTCCATTTCATTCCAAACGCTAAAAACTTGCGCGAAAAATTCAGCCAAAACATGAAACGCAAATACGTTTTTCAGATGAAAAGTAAAATCTGATACATT